GAGCGTAAATAATGGAACCAGTAACAATAGCGTACATCATATTTGGTGCCCTTTGGGTAGCAGGCGCTATAACGTATTTATAGATTATGGCTATTAAAAATATTAATAATTTAACTGGACCTGTTGGTATGACAACTTCAGAAACTACCAATCAAGATAAAGAAGGAATGGATTTTTTAGCTAATCGTTTAATAAAACCCACAGACATTGATCCTCTATATGATGATACTGGTGGCAGTAGATTAGATGCTCCTAAAACTAAGTTTAGTGGTGGATTTTCAACTCCTCCAATAGTAGATAAAGTTGCAAGAGGAATATTTTCTGCCATAGGTCCGGGAAAATTTAGAATACCATTTAATTTGGCTATGAATGCTCCAGAGTTTATTAGTGGTATATTTAGAAGTGGAAGAAAAATTGTTCCTAAAAAAGATGAATTATTAGATATTTATACAGATAAGACTAAAAGAAAAAAAAGAATAGTTGAAAGAGCCAAGGTAGTAAAAGATAAAGAATTAAATGAATTAATAAATAAAATAAATTTACATAGAGCTAAATTTGGTGGCAGTGCTCAAGAAATGAAGAATAATCCTTACAGCGATGAGATAGTTTCTGCTTACGCAAAAATATATAATTCTAAAGATCCTTTTAAGATGGAGTATTTATTTTCAAAAATAGGTGATCAAAATAAAAGAATAAGTATGAAAGCTACTAGAAAAGGTTTGTTAAATGAAAGCACAGAAAAATTCTCAACGGCTCTTAATTCACAAAAAGATATAGCTAAGATGGATTTAACAACTACTCAAACAGAAAACTTTTTAATAAATTTTAAAAAAAATAATCTAGAAGCAACGGGTTTAGAAGCAAGAAAAGCTGTAGATGATTATTTAAAAGATTTAAGTGAGGGGCAAAGATTAAGAATATATAAAAGATTAGAGGAAGAAAAAATTTTAGATGATTTAAATTTTTCAGATCTTAATAAAGGCACAAGAGCAACAGTAATTAGCGATCCTCAAATTAAAAAGTATTTAAAAGAGTTTAAATTAAAAAATTTACCAAGCGATTTTGATTTTGTTTCTAAAATTTTAAATCCTAAACAAAAAAAAATACTGTTTGATGTAAATAAAGATGTAACTAGTATTATTGGTACTAATCCCGCTGTTAAAGATATACTACGAGAAAATTTAAATAGGATGATCAGGTATGGATTAAATCCTAAAAATGGAAATACCGTAGACGAAATTATGGCTTCTTTTCAAAAACAAATTAGTAATCCAAAATTTTTAAAAGAAGTAGTTCCCTTAATAGCTGAAAAAGTTAAAACTCAAAAATACATAACAGGGTTAAATAAATCTTTTGGTCTTAATTTAGATAGTGTAAATATAAGTCATAAAAAAGCTGTTGCTAGAGACAAAGAATTAACTCTTGCAATAGAAAATATTTTTATAGGTTCAGCTAAAAAAAACACTGCGGAGTCTGCTATACAAAAAAAGATAAGTAGTTCTACTGATATAAAAGAAATAAAAAAATTAGAAGGTCAAATAAAAGACGAAGGGCTTCTTGATCCTATTTCACCAAACTATCCTTCACCCGATACGGTACCTATTGATGCGACACAGACAATAAAACAAGCAGCATCGCAAGCAATGACGGGCGATCCTTTGTACTATAAAAAAGATGGTGGGGTAGTAGGTTTTAACGACGGAGGCGCTCCTGATGTTACGGGNTACAATGCAACTACCGAACCTGAAGCAGAAGAAACTTTTGTTGATAAAATGAAAGGTCTTTTATTTTCTGATGAGTTTGATGATTATTTAAAAGTTAGTAATGAACCTATTGACAGAGGTTTTATTGAGGATATTGAAAACTCAACACCAGAACAACGAATTAAAATATATCGAAATATTACTTTACAGCCACTTGAAGATAAAATTAAAGCTTACAAAGAAGAAAATAAAATTGATCCTTCTAATGAAAACTTGAGNTTAGATGCACNATCTTANTTAGATTCTAAAAATTATAAAGATGAAGCAGANCTTCTGTATCGTCGAACAGTAAGTGCCGTTCAGATGTGTCAACCAACACCTGATATGCCGTGGTGTAAACAAACTTTTCCTCAAGGTATTCCTACAATAGAAGAATTAAAAAAAACATACGAAGAGTTACAAAACAGTAATGATTTTAAAGTAAGTACACAAAGAGCCGACGGCGAAGGTATGTATGCCGAATCAACCGATGCAGCAAAAAAAGAAATTGCTACAATGCAAGCAAAAAGAGTACCTGCTAATATAGCGGATGTAGTCTTTGATGTGTATCAATTATTATTTCCTCCAGCGTTTGTTGCAGGAGAGGCCGCTCGTATGGATGAAATTCGTCAAGGAGGCGAGCCTTTCGACGGCGATGATTTATTAAGATTCTTTGGAGAAAACAATATGGGTTTCCTCGACGTTGATGAAGACGGTATTAATGATTTAGCAAAACTATATGACGACCTTAATATTAAATTTTATCCTGAAGGAACAGAGCCAAGAGAACCAACAAAAAAAGAAAAAGCTTTATCTTACACAATGACGGCAGGGTCTTTAGCAACAGTGTTTATGAAACCTGGCTATGTATCCAACATTGTTGATGTTTTATCCAGAAAAGACATAGGTAAGTTTGGAAAAATTATTTCCGTAGCTCCTAGATTAATTGGCGTGCCAACAAAAGCGGAAGTAGCAATGCTGTTAGGCGTAATAAAAAATGCAGCAATAGGAACAGTAAAGGCACCTTTTAAAGGGGCTGGAAAAATAGCTAATATTTCAGGAAAATTAGCTGATGACATTCAAGGTGGGCCTCAAGGTATTATTGTCTCTGCACCTGGACAACCTGGAACAATTGTTAAGAACCAAATAGCAAGTAAAGCAGCCGCTCAAAACATGATAAAGAATATAGATAATATATTAGCTATTATGGGAAGTGAAGAACAAGGTAAACGTATAGAAATTGATGAGGAAGAATACCAAGCTAATATCGCAGAGGAGATAAAAAATCCTCAATATACAGCCGCTATTAAAACATATTATGATAATTTTTTACGACAGACTTTAGTTAATGCTGACGCTGTACTTGGAGAAGTAGAAGACGTTAGTGTAGTAGAGCTTCTAGCTACTCAAGATGAATACGAAGATCATCCAACTTGGGTAATTGAGTATGCTAAAGATTTAGCTAAAGATTTTATTAAAGAAAATAATCTAAAAACAAATACTATCGGAGACACCTTATTTTATGATATGTTGAATAAAAATAAATTTGCAACAGGTGGAGAAGTGATTGAAGAAGATATAATGACAGATGTCCTCGATCTAGGCAACGAAGAAAGTTGTTGCTACAGAAGAGGCTCGAGTAGATATACCCACTATTCCTAATCAACAAGAATCTATTTTTGATGATGAAGCAAGCTATGAAGTTGCTAATAGTATATTTGGTAAAGTACCAGGATGGGCAATAGCAGGAGTAAATAAAGTAGATGATTTAATTCGTCCAGGAAATACAGGTACAAGAATAGCACAAGCAGATAAAATAGCTGACGCTGCAACAACCTCAGGTGAAAAAATAAATAGATTTTATTCTAACATAGAAGCAAGACTTCTTGATCCTAATGCTCCTGATGTTTTTGAAACTTCAACTGATTTATATAATTTTTTAAATTCAAAAGGTATCAGTAAAATAGAAGTAGAGGATTACCAAGTACCGCAGTTAATTGAAACTATGACCAGCACAGGAAGACCTATTACTAAAGAAGATTTATTACTTAGAATTAAAAATGCTCCTATTCGACAACTTGAAACAAAAACATTTGGCTTTCGATCAGAAGTTGAAAACGGAGATGAGTACATAGATGGAAGATTTGCAGATCAATATTTAGAGAACGGTTATGTTCCTAATAGTTACAGAGAAAATGTTTTGTATTTAGATTCTTCTAAAATTCCTAATGATATTCAAAAATACAAATACAGTACACATAATTTTTTTAATAACGACGAAAATAAATATATTATAGGTTGGTCAAGGTCATCGGACCGCTATGCTATTATTCCTGGTACAAGCAAACAACTATCTGGTGCTACTGATACTAAGTTAGCAGATTTAGAAAGTAAATTTAATAGATTAGAAAAAATCTCTGTTAAAACACCAGAAGAATTAGTTAACCAGTCAAATGGTAGAATTACTATAGAACAAGCGCAAAAAAATATTGATAAGGCAAAGAAAGATTTAAGTACGATAAAAAACCAAATAGACAATTTTGGTGATCGAACTAATTTTGTAGCACAGCCTGACATAACAACAAAAGTAACTTTTGCTGATGAAATACAATCTGATATTTTTCAAAAATATAGAGAAATATTAACAACAGTAAAAGATGATTATCAAAAATTAATTTCTAAGTCAATTAATCCTCAAGATACATCGAGACTAGAAAGTTTGCGATATGGAAATGACACCATAGACATTAATCAAGGCAATATTAAAATAATTCAATTTTATGATAAACACAAAGACATCATGCGTCCTATGTTTAAAACAGCAGACGATTTTGCCGCTCATATAAAAGAATTAAAAGAATCTAATAAAGTTTTTGAAGATTTTTCAAAAATTAAACCAGGTAATTTACAACAAGCGGATGTAAAATTAATTCAAGAAGCAGGAAAGAAAAGAGATAAAGTATTAGAAGTTTTTGAACAAGCTTTTACAGATAAAAAAACTATGGAAAGTTTGTTTCCTAATATTCCTTTTAAAGATCGTAGGGCTTGGGGCGATGCTATTATTAAAAATGACATAAATATCGCAGCAAAAAGATTATTCGTGGATAAAGATGCTAATGCTGCAGAATGGTATGCAATCTCTCCTGCTCAATTAGTTAAATCAAGATATAAAGCACAAGGTTTAGACAACGGAGGAACAAATACTCCTTTGGCTGAAAGAGAAGCTGCTAGATTACGAGGAGAAAAATTAAAAGGCATAGGAGTAGAAGAGTTTTATGGAGGACCAAATTCAATAGACCCTTCAGGCAAACATTATACAAGTGTTTTAGAAGAAGCTCTTAAAAGAGCAGCAGAGGCTAATAATACAGAATTTAAGATAATAAAAGTTTCTATTGGAGATCCTAAATCAATGCAGCGTTCTTTTCAAATTTTATCTCCAGACGGAGAAATAGTAAAAACTAACAAGTTAGGTAGAGGAAACGATGCATCTGAAGCTTTAATGAAAGCTACTCAAGAAGCAGAAGAGTTAGGAGAAGGATTTACGGTAAAAGCAATTGAAATACCTAAAGGCTTTAAAACTGTGGATGCTTATGCTATAAAACTAACACCAGAAATGATTTTACCATCAAAAACTCATTTCGCTTCTGGAGGATATGCTTTATATGATCCTTTAGTTTCAATGGATGAAGTAATAGGAGCATACTAAGAATGGCAATTGATAAACCAGCAAACTACGACCGACCTCAAACAGTTAATGATGAATTAATGATTCCTCCTTTGGTAGGACAAGAAATAGAATTAACACCAGGAACAGACGAAGAAATAAATATAGAAATGACCGAAGATGGTGGAGCTATTGTAGGTGAGCAACAAGAACTTATAAATGCAACATTTGATGCTAACTTAGCTGAATTTATTGATGATAGAGATTTAGGCATAATTTCTAGTGATCTTTTTGAAGAGTATCAAAATGATAAATCTTCTAGAAAAGAATGGTCTGAAACATATACTAAAGGATTAGACTTACTTGGTTTAAGATATCAAGAAAGATCACAACCTTTTCAAGGAGCAAGTTCTGTTACACACCCTCTGTTAACAGAATCGGTAACACAATTTCAAGCACAAGCATACAAAGAATTATTACCAGGAGGTGGCCCTGTTAGAACACAAATTATAGGTGCTATTACAAAAGAAAAAGAAGATCAAGCACAACGTGTAAGTCAGTTTATGAATTATCAAATTATGCATGTAATGGAAGAGTTTGATCCTGAATTAGATCAAATGCTTTTTTATCTTCCTCTTGCAGGATCTACGTTTAAAAAAGTTTATTATGATTCTTCTTTAGGAAGAGCCGTATCTAAATTTATTACTGCAGATGATTTAGTTGTTCCTTACACAGCTACTGATTTGCTTTCAGCCGAACGTATTACTCATATAATTAAAAAATCAGAAAATGAAATTAAAAAACAACAGGTTTCAGGGTTTTACCGTGATGTAGACTTAACAATGATAGATTCTGAGTCTAGAATAAAAGAGAAAGAGAGACGTATAGCAGGTATTCAACAAGTTTCTTACAGTTCAGATCAATATACTTTATTGGAAATTCATACTGATTTGGATTTACCTGGTTTTGAAAATTCAGATGGAATAAAACTTCCCTATATTGTAACAATTGACGAAGGATCTAATCAAATTCTTTCTATCTACAGAAACTTTAAAGAAGAAGACACTTTATTTAAAAAAGAACAATATTTTGTACATTATAAGTTTATGCCTGGGCTTGGTTTTTATGGTCTTGGGCTTATTCATATGCTTGGTGGATTATCAAGAACGGCAACAGCAGCTTTAAGACAACTTATTGATGCAGGTACTTTAGCTAATCTTCCTGCTGGATTTAAAGCAAGAGGGCTACGAATAAAAGATGATGATAGCCCTTTACAACCTGGTGAGTTTAGAGATGTAGACGCACCTGGTGGAAGTTTGCGTGATGGATTAATGCCTTTACCTTACAAAGGAGCCGATCCTACGTTATTTCAATTATTAGGTTTTTGTGTTCAAACAGGAAAAGAATTTGCTACCGTAGCAGATCAAAAAATTGGAGAAGCAGGCGGGGCGGGTGCTCCTGTAGGAACAACTATGGCAATTATGGAAAGAGGCATGCGAGTTATGTCTGCTATTCATAAGAGAATTCATTATGCACAAAAAATAGAATTTAAGTTATTAGCAAAAATATTTGCTACTGATTTACCTCCTATGTATCCATATGATGTAGAGGGAGGAGTAGAATCAGTAAAAGCAACTGACTTTGATGAACGTATTGACATACTTCCTGTTTCAGATCCAACTATTTTTTCAATGGCACAACGTGTTACACTAGCACAAACTCAATTACAATTAGCCGAATCTAATCCTGAAATGCATAATATGTATGAAGCGTATCATCGTATGTATGCAGCTATGGGAGTTCAAAATATAGATGCAATTTTACCTGTGCCTACACCTCCGCAACCTCAAGATCCAGGAATGGAAAATGGAATAGCTTTATCAGGTGGCACATTAACAGCTTTTAGAAATCAAAATCAAATGGCTCACATAGATGCTCATAGAGCTTTCTTTTCAAGTTTTTTAATTAAAAATAATCCTCCTGTTATGTCAATTTTACAGTCACATATTATGGAACATGTATCTCTACAGTGTAGAGAAGAAGTAGAACAAGAACTAAAACCTGAAATGGAAAAATTACAACGTCAATTTGGCGGTGAAATACCAGAAGAAGAACAAATTAAAATGCAAGAACTTTTAGAATCTAAAGTTGCTGAAAGAATTGTTCAAATAACTGAAGAAATGGTGACTGAAGAGCAAGAAGCAATGCAGCAACAAGGAGAAGATCCTTTAATAGCGCTCAAACAACAAGAAATTAGTATTAAAGCAGGAGATTTACAACGTAAAACTACTATGGATCAAGGAAGATTAGGTATTGATCAAGCAAGATTAGATCAAACAGGGGAAATTGCTGAAGCAAAAATGGATTCTCAAGAAGATATTGCACAATTACGAGCAAATGTTAATCTAACTAAACAAAAAGAGATTGAAAAAAGTAAAAAAAACCCAAGGACAGTAGATGTTAACAAAAACGTTCGTTTCGACAACTAAAGTATTAACAGCAGAGGAAAAGCTACAAAACTTTTTTGAAGAGCTATTAGATAAAGCAGAAAAGTCTTCCAAAAGTGTTGAAGATAGTATACTTTTAGCAGGA